CCCATTACAACATGGGTGGGATTGAGTGCATTGACTATATCAAACAAGTCGTAGGACTTGATGGTTTTATTGCCTACTGTCATGGCAATATGATTAAGTACCAACATCGTTATCGTTACAAACAGAAGCCTGCAGAAGACATGAAGAAGGCTGAGTGGTACTTACGTAAGATGAATGAAGCTTTGGAAGAGAAACATAAGTAAGGGTAACCCATGGGCAGACCAACCAAGAGATCTAAGAATGACTTACCACCTCTTGAAGAAGAGGCTAAGGCTTACATAAAAGATAAACGACCAAAAGAAAAACCCTTAACCAGTCGCAGGTATCTAGCGGGACAGGCCTTAGCTGGATTACTTGCAAGTGGTAAGGGTTCTTTTCAGGTAGACCAAATTAAACGGGAGGCCTACAATTGGGCAGACATAATGAATGAGGATGAGGAGGATTAATTTTTCTTACCTATGTCTAGGTCTCCAAAGAAGAGCCTATCATACTTATCATAATAGAACTGAATCTTCTTGAGGGTGCCTAGTGCATCCTCTGTTCCTATTATGTCGTCTATGTCCCCTTCAATACCTAGCCAGTCCATAACGTTCTTGATCTTATCACTGTCTCTATTAGATAGGACTCGAACCATATCTAAAGTTTTAGGTAACGTACCTACCTTCATTCTCTTATTAACTTTATCTTTAGTTTCTACTACAATTTTTTCTATAACTCTTTCTTTACTTTCTAAGCTACTTTTAAAAAAGTCAGGATTTTTTTTAAGATATTTTAGAGCTGTTTGATTTAAGTATGTTGATGCAACAGCATTCATATAGTTTTTTACCTCAGGCGGAGCATCAAAACTAATTGTCTTCCAGTCAGATTTACCTGCTGAGTTTAACATTGCCTCTATATAATTTGGCTCACGATCTCCACGTACACCAAGGATTTGTTTTCCTGAGTCAATTAACTTGTCGTAACCTCTTGTTGGGGTAGCTTTTTTCTGCATCTCTGACGAACCAGATCCACCCAGAATGCCATCAAAAATATTATTTACATACCTTAATCCTTTAGCATAGTTTTCTGGACCCTGCCTTAAATCAGGTGACATGTTCTTACCCATTGCTAAACCATAAGTAAAGTTAATAGGATCAATAGGACGAGTTGCACCTTGAAGTATTCTCATGGCAGGGGGTGCAATAAGAGTTAAGCCTGTATCAAGAACATATCCACCAATACTTTTATCTTTAGTATTAGTTAATGCCTCACCTAAGTTTGTTCCATACTCCCAAAGATTCTTTTCAAAATCTTTTAAGTCTCTAACAGATTGACCCCCCAATTGCATAGCAAGAGTAAACTTAAGGTCGTCAGGAACTTGTGAATATTTTAATTTAAAGGGGTTTGTTTCACGTTCAGCCCCAGCTGCATGACCTAAGATCTGGCTTATTAAACGTATAGTAGAAGCAGGCCAATCATAAGTATTATCTTCAATAGACCCATCATTATTTCTATTCTGATTCCAGGCAAGTCCCTCTTCAATACGATCTATTGCACCTCCAGCTGCGTATGTACCAGCTGCAATAACACTCCAACCCGCAACAGTTTTACCTAAAAGCTCTGAACCTTCTTGAGTAGCATAGTCCATCTCATGTCCAAGGTACTTCTTAGAATATATTCTTATTGCGTTTACGCCTGTTATATCTCCCATAGTAGCAAGAGTAGTATTAAGAAAGCTACCAAAAGGAACTAAGTAACCTAGCCCAGTTTTGTTTGTAAGGAACTCAATATTTTTAGCAGCTGCCCTCATAGCATTGTTTGATTGTTTATCTAGTGTAGACCAGTTTACAGAAGCAGTCTCACGTAAAGTTCTAAAGGTTGCTTTCTCTAGTACATCAACTTTAAATTTAGGTTTAGCCATTTCAATAGCAGCATCTGCCCTAGCAAAAAATATCTGTGGACTTACGCCATACTCTCGCATGATTTGTTGATTGACATTGTTGCCAAAAGCCCATGTCTTAGTTAGCTCATCTTGCATCTTAACTAAGGTTAATGTTTGTGCTCCCTTAGTTGCAGAGTCAACTCCCTTAGCAAATTTATTTTTAGGATCTATGTTAGCGTTTGATAAGCCATCCTGTACACCACCATCACCTGCTATGTCACGAAAAAGTTTCTTACGTGACTCAGGGCTAGCTTCTAAAACTCTCATAGCATACTCATATTCAAGCTCAGGAGATAGTACAGATACCCCACGACGAACTGCACCTAGTGCAGAACCCCAAGCTCTGTTCTTATATATAGTAGCATTTACTGAATCACCCCTAGCTTTATAGAATCCACTTTGAGCTATGTTTATAGCAGAGGTAGCAAAATCAGATGCAGTATTTAAACTAGTCAACATACTAAAACCTTTTAAGTTTGCCCCCGTTGTACCTAAGTGAGATGTTAATAAACGTTTATAAACAGAAAGACCAAAAGCATTATAGTCAGCTTCATCTTTTTTCTTTCCACCCATTATGCCAAGAGATAATACCTTACCTTTCTTTTTGGCTGGGACTTTACCAGCCATACTATCTGCTAGGAATTGTAAAGCTTCTTGTGCTTTTACACCTTGTTTATCAAGACGAGATAGCTGAGAACTTATCCACAAAGTTTCACCAGCTGCATGTGCACCTCTAACAAAGTTTTGAGAGATTGCTTTTGCTGTGTAACCAATACCTAATTTTTTACCTGTAGATTTTTCAAAGGCTTCTATTGCTAGCTTAGCTGCATCATCAGTTAGATACTCACTAATAGCCTCACCAAATATACCTGTCGTAGTATTCTCTTCCAACATGCTGGCATGAACTTCCCAACCAGAATCTTTAAGTCCTTGCGCAAAACCAACTTTATTTTTGTCAGGCTCACCTAACATAAACCTTCTCATGAATAAAGTAATTGGTTTACTATCAGTAAACTCTTCGTTACGTTTGGATACACCCTCTAAAGATTCTTTCTTAATGGCTTCCCAATTTGCAAACTGTTTAGTGTTTTTTTCTACCTGTAGTTTAAAGTTTCTTTTAACATTAACATTTATAGAATCTCTATCTACGATAAGAGCAAGTTGTTTTTTAGCTTCATCTAATCCTATATTAAGAACATTCTCATCCAATTTTTTATAACCTAAAAAGGTATCTTTTAATGCCTTGCTCTGACGCAATGACTTAAAGCCAGCTGTGCCGGCAAATATTGCAGGTATAAATGCTGCACCACCAGCAGCCATAGCTGTCTGAGTAGCACTGTACTTTGTTTGTACATCTGTACCTATAAGTTGTGTTTGATAACCTAAGTCTGAACCAACAGATATAAGAGCATCAGCTGCTGTCACAGGTGCAGCCTTAGCTGCTACACTTCCTACGGCACGTCTTGCTGCTGTCTTACTCATACCTTGTTTCAAATAAGTTTGATAACCCTTGATAAGAAGGGAACGTGCTGCAACACCACTAGCTTTAGTTGCACCAAAGCTAAGAGCCTTACCTAAACCAAACGAAAGAAACGTAGCTGGATCGTATAGCCCAGCTCTTGTGTAGTCTCCGATAGCATCAAACATCTCAGACATAGAACCTGCACCAGTAAATGCATTGTCCATCTTATCAAAGGCGTAGTAACCTGCACCAAGTTTACTCTGAGTTAACTCATCAGCTGCCATACCAAAGACAACCTCATTGGCAGTAGTTATAGTTTGACCCCCTGCAAAAGAACGTTGATAGTTCTGCCATACTTCAAAGGCATCATCTTTATCCATCTTACGATAGTCACGAGGACCACTTGATCCACCAGTAAAGATAGTCCTTCCTTGAGATCCTACATTAGCTGAGGCCATACCATACACAGCATTAACTAGGCCTGCAGGTTTATTACGAGCCTCAAGGTTTTGATAGATAATCTCCATTAGACGATCATCTTTTAAAAAGTCTTCTTTAATAAAACCTCTGCCGTATTCTTCAGAAATTTTATCTATATCTGAGAAGTTAGTTTTTCTAGTTATTTCTTGAGGACTTCCATCTGGAGTTTGAATTACAGTATCTGGAGATTCTCCACCAATATTATATTTCTTTTTAAGCCTCTCAACATTTGACAAACCAATTGGTTGAGGATCAAGAACAGGATTAAGATCATCATCATCATCTTCGCCTGCAGGAAAACCATATTTT